GTAAAAGTAAAGAAAAGTAAAAGTATAGAAGAAAGAATAATTGATTTTAACAAATCAATCCAATCAATAAGTGGTGTTAGTGATGAAGATAAAAAAAACTTCTTCTTGTATTGGACAGAAAAAAATAAGTCAGGAAGTAAATTTCGTGCTGAAATGGAAAAAACATTCTCTATTCCATTAAGATTAAAACGATGGTCAAGTAATAATTTTAACAAACAAAAGTCAAGGTTTCCAGACTATTTTGATTCATTGCTTATGAAAAGAATGGACGATTCATCCAAAAAAGAATATGAAAAGCATCTCAAGAATTTAGGATATACAACAGAATACAATCCAAACGCAGGTCAAAAATGGATCAAAAAATGAAAGAATATCAAAACAAAAATCTTAAAATAATAAATGCTGATTGCTTAGATATAATGAAAGAATATCAAGATAATTATTTTGATTTGGCGGTTATTGATCCTCCTTATGGTATAAATATAGCAAAATGGGATAAAGAAATACCATCTAAAAAATACTTCACCGAACTATTTAGAGTATCAAAAAATCAGATTATCTGGGGTGGTAACTATTTCAATTTACCAATATCACAAAATTGGATTTGTTGGAATAAAACAGAAAGACAACACAAGTGGCGAAAGGAGAAAAAATGTTTTGAATTTGAACTTGCGTGGACTTCATTGGATATAAAAACTAAAATGATAAATTTTACAGATTTTGGAAACACTTATGGTTTTGATGGTAAATTGAAAGTTGATTATAAATTCAAAGGTAAAATTCATCCAACGCAAAAACACATCAAACTTTATGAAAAATTATTACTTGATTACGCAACAAAAGAAGACAAAATAATTGACACACATCTTGGTTCTGGTAGTTCTGCTATTGCAAGTTATTTATTTGGTTGTAAAGAATTTGTTGGAATTGAAATTGACGAAAATTATTATAAAAAAACCATTGAAAGAATAAAAGAAAAAACATCACAAATAAAATTATTTTGAAAGAATATCAATTACAAAAAGCGGTTTGCAAATACTTAGACTTGCAGAATATTTTATACTGTGGATCAATGGGTGGTCAGTATCAAGTTCACATGTCACAGAGAATTAAAGCAAAAAAGAGTGGATATAAAAAAGGATTTCCAGATTTATTTATATACGAACCACGTGGCGAATTTCATGGATTAGCTATTGAATTAAAGGTTGGGTATAATAGAGCAACAAAAGATCAATTATATTGGCGTAATGAACTAAACAAACGTGGATATGTTGCTGAGATATGCACAGGAATAGATGAAGCATTAGAAGTTATTAATCGTTATTTAGAGGGAAAAATTGAAAGCTAAAAGAACATTCTTTAATTCACGCAAGGACAGATTATATGATAATTACATTGATACTAACAATCACTTGTGGATAATTTTATTTGATAGTGGTGCTGAACTTAGTTTTATTTTACGAGATTTAAAAAAAAATAATAATGTAGTAACTTATATTTATAAAAAACTACATAATAGATTTGATAATATAATTGAAGTTGAAAGAAGTAGAATATCTAATGTAGAATATAATTTAATGAAGCAGGTTAATATACCGTCTATAATAAAGATATGTTGAATAAATACCTTATTGAGAATTACGACAAGTTGAAAGACATGGCGTTCAATATAGCAGGTAGAAAAGGAAAAGACGATTTATTAAGTTTTGTAATTGAAGAACTTTACAAATGCGATCAAGACAGAATCAACGAAATAATAAAAAAGAATCAATTAACATTCTATATAGCAAGAGTAATGCTTAATCAATACCATTCAAAGACAAGCAGATACTACTACAAATACAACAAATATTACGAATACCATACCACCACCACAATCGAAAGCATCACCGCTGATAATACAGAATACACAATAAAAGATAAAAAGGAAGTAGAAGAACGCTTAGAATGGGTTGAGGACAAATTAAAAGATTGTTATTGGTTTGATTCTCAAGTGTTCAAAGTTTATTATTTAGAAGAACACAGTTTGAATAGTATGGCTAAAGCAACCAAGATCAACAGAAACACGCTATTTAAGGCGATCAATAATGTGAAGAAATATCTAATTAAAGAAAAGGAAAATGTTTAACGATAGAGAAGAAGAAATAGTAGCCAATGCAATAGTTGGAATAATAACCATATCAGTATTAACATTATTATTAATTGCGATCTTATGAAAAAAACTAGAATAATACGAGCATTAAAAAATTGTAAAAGCACAGAATTTCAAGCAGGGCGTGTTTTGTCGTTTAGAGATGAAAAGCAAAAAGAGTATTTTGTCGCCGAACAATCACAATATATGAATATAATAACACAAGCTATAAACACCATTTTAGACAGAACGTTTGATATAATTGATGACGTTAAATTAAGGGACAAGATTTTAAAAGGATTAAATAATGACAAAAAGTAAAGGATTAGGAGATACTATCGCTAAAATAACTAAAGCAACAGGAATAGATAAGGTTGCAAAAAAAGTTCTTGGTGATGATTGCGGGTGTAGTGAACGAGCCGCTAAATTGAACAAAATCTTTCCGTATGCAAAGGTTAGACAATTTACAGAAGATGAAATATCTATTTACGAATCAGTCATTCCTAGAATAAAAGGAACAATAAGCGGACAGGATCAAGCAACATTGGTTAAGCTATATAACAAAGTATTTAATTCTAATAAAAAAACAAGTAGTTGTGGAAGCTGTGTTCAGCAAACAGTAGCACAATTAGCTAAGGTATATGTTAATAGTTGTAAAATAGAGGACAATGGATCAGATGTTTAGATTTTGTATTAGATGCGTTAGAGTGAGCTTAATTGATCCACACAAGGGTTGTAATTTTTGTGGTGGTAAGTTTATAGTAGCATCATTGAAAGATGATTTAAAACTTAAAAAGAAAAAAGAAATTGCAGAATCACACTAAGATATATTTTAATTTTTTTGGTTATGACGAAAGTTCGACCATACTATGCGAAATGTGTAATGACGTGGCTGTTGACATTCATCACTTAGAAAGACGTAATAAAACTAAGAATGATTTTATCGAAAACCTGATTGGTGTTTGTAGATCTTGTCATATTAAAGCTGAAAGCGATTCGATGTTTAATATGTTTTGTAGAATAAAGCATTTAGAAAACACCTGTGTTCAAGTATATAGTTTAATAGAATTAGAAAAAAGACTAAAAGAATATGAAAATAGAAAAAATTGATATAAACAAATTACAACCTGCAAGTTATAATCCAAGACAGATTAGCACAAAGCAATATAAGGATTTAAAAGAATCTATTAAAAAGTTTGATTTAGTTGATCCTATTATTATAAATAAGGATTTTACAGTTATTGGCGGTCATCAAAGATTGAAAGTATGTAAAGACTTAAAACATACAGAAATTGATTGTGTTGTATTAGACTTAACAAAAGAAGAAGAAAGAGAATTAAATATAAGACTTAATAAAAGTGGTGGTGAATTTGATATGGATATTCTTGCAAATGAATTTGATGTAGAAGAATTAAAAGATTGGGGGTTTAAAGATATTGATTTTGGTTTTAATATAGATAAAATAGTTGAAGGCAATACAGAAGATGACCATATTCCAGAAGTAAAAGAAAGCAGAGTTAAATTAGGTGATGTTTGGCAATTAGGAAAGCACAGAATAATGTGTGGAGATAGCACAAAAGAAAGTGATGTTGAAAAGTTAATGAATGGACAGAAAGCAGATATGGTATTTACAGACCCCCCTTATGGAGTAAACTATACAGGTGGTTTAAAAGATGGGAAAAACGGATTAGAACAAAACAATAGACAAGGAATTAAAAATGATAATTTAGATTTGTATTATGAAGTAGTCAATATTGTGAATATATTTTCTAAAGGCGTTATTTTTATGTTTTATGCTGACACGCTTCCATTTGGACTATACAGAGGTATTGAAGATGTAAATGGTGAAATAGTGGCTCTGATTATATGGAAAAAAAGAGGTGGTTATGGTGCATTAGGTGCTTCATACAAACCAAATCACGAACCTTGTTTAATATGGAAACCAAAAGGAACAAAAACAAATTTTATAGGAAGCACAACAGAAAACAGAGTTTGGGAGATTGATAAGGAAGGTGTTAATAAATTACACCCAACGCAAAAACCAGTAGAATTATGTGTTAGAGCAATTAAAAATCATCAAGCAGAAATAGTATTAGACTTATTTCTTGGTAGTGGTTCAACATTAATTGCTTGTGAAAAAACAAATAGAATATGTTATGGTATGGAATTAGATACTAAATACTGTGATGTAATAATAGAAAGGTGGGAACAGTTTACAGGACAAAAGGCAAAGAAATGTGGTTAATAAAAATAGACAGCAAAAAGAAAGTAAAAGAATTTAGAAAGAAAATAAAAACTTTATATGAAAAGAATTTATCTACAGGTAAGGACATACATAATGGTAAGCATAGACATAATAAAAACAATAGTTAAGTCTATATATTATCATTTTAAATAAAACGGAATAAAAACGGACACAATGAATAAATTTCCAAATGAAGCAACAAGATTCAGTTCTACTAACCAACCAAAAAAGAATGGTCGACCAAAAGGACGTAGAAATGTGGCAACAGTATTAAAAGAATTACTATCAACACAAGATACTAATATGGGTGGTGAAGGTGATTTCGGATCGCCAATAGCTAAGATGTTAATACAAATAGCATTCCATAAGGATAGTAACAACAATGAAAAGTTAAAAGCAATCAAAGAAATATTAGACAGAATTGAGGGTTTGCCAGATCAGAATGTTAATGTAAGTGCTACCCCGCCATCATGGATCAATGAAGATGAAGAAACAAGCGAAACCATATTATGATTTAAAACAATCTACTAAAAGGATATGCGTATTACAGGGCGGAACACGATCTGGTAAAACATATTCTATTTTGTTAGGATTGATTGAATTTGCTTATAAGAACAAAGGCAAGGGATTGTATATTACAATAGCTAGAAAAACATTTCCTGCATTAAGAGGAACAGCAATGCGTGACTTCTTTGAAATACTAAAGAAAGAAAATCTATATGACGAAAGACTGCACAACAAGTCTAGTTCATTATATCATCTATATGGTAATAATATAGAGTTCATATCAGTAGATCAACCACAACGTGTTAGAGGGCGTAAAAGAGATATTCTATTCCTTAATGAATGTAATGAGTTTGGTTTTGAAGAATATACACAATTAGCATTAAGAACAACATACAAGATAATAATAGACTTCAACCCCTCAGAACAATATCATTGGTTATATTCACAAATCATTGATGCTGATAGAGATGATGTGGACTTCCATATTTCAACATATAAGGACAATCCATTTTTAGAAGAATCAACAATAAAAGAAATAGAAAGATTAAAAGAAGTAGATTTAAATTTATACAGGGTCTTTGGTGAAGGGCAACGTGGGGTGGCTTCTGAAACCATTTTTCCTGTATTTAGCATCATTGATAGTATTCCAGAAAACGCATCTGAAATAGCATTAGGATTAGATTTTGGCTTCTCTGCTGATCCAACATCATTAGTTAAAATATATAAGCATGATTTAGATTTGTATATTGATGAACTGATTTATGAACGTGGTTTGACGAATCAAGATATTGCACACAAAATTAAAGACTTAGGAATTGATAGAAGCATAGAGATTTACGCAGATAGTGCCGAACCAAAATCAATAGAAGAAATTTTTAGAATGGGTGGTATTAATATCAAACCTGCAAAAAAAGGTGCTGACAGTATTCGTATTGGAATAGACGTTCTAAAAAGACATAAGCTCAATATAACTAAGCGAAGCGTTAACGCAATAAAAGAATTTAGAAACTATAAGTGGATCAAAAACAAGAATAACGAAATAACAAACAAACCAATAGATGCTTTTAACCATGCAGTAGATGCGGTTAGATATGTTGCTTTAAATAAGCTGATGGTGTCTTATTCTGGGAAATATTATATATCGTGAAACTATACAACGGAGATTGTTTAGAGGTGATGAAATTGATACCAGACAAAAGTATTGATGCAATAATTACTGACCCACCTTATGGAACAACCGCTTGTAAATGGGATTCTGTGATTCCTTTTGAACCTATGTGGAAACAACTTAATAGAATTATCAAAGAAAATGGTGCTATTGTGTTGTTTGGTTCAGAACCTTTTTCAAGTCATTTGAGAATATCAAATATAAAGAATTTTAAATATGATTGGATTTGGGATAAAAAAATGTGCACAGGTAATGTTTTAGCAAAAAGACAACCCATGAGAGCTTATGAGAATGTTATCGTATTTTATAAAACTCAATGCAAATATAATAGACAATTAACCGATAAAAAAAAGAGTGACATAAGACGTAATGATATAAAAATGAAAGTAAACGGAGAATATTTAAAAACAAAACAAAAGACCCGTCATCAAGGAAGAACAATCCCAGTAGATAAAACAAACCCTATAAATGTTTTAAGGATAAACGGAATGGCAAGACAAAAAACACTACACCCTACACAAAAACCTGTTGCATTAATGGAGTATCTTATTAAAACATACACAGATGAATTAGAAACTGTTTTAGATTTTACAATGGGTTCAGGAACAACAGGCGTTGCGTGTTGTAATTTGAATAGAAATTTTATTGGAATTGAGTTAGACAAAGACTATTTTAAAATAGCAGAACAAAGAATAAAAAACGAATTATGAAATTATATAACGGAGATTGCTTAATTGAAAGCGACAAAATAGAAAGTGGAATTGTTGATTTGATATTGACTGACTTGCCTTATGGAACTGTAAAAGATATTAAAAACGTAAATCATGGAATGAGTGGTAAATGTGAATGGGATAGTGTAATTAATACGGATAGTATAATGAAAGTAGCTAATAGAATATTAAGAAGAAATGGGAAAATGATATTAACAGGTCAGCAACCATTTACAACTGAATTAATAAATAAAGCACATAAAAACTTACCTTTTAATTACTCTATGATTTGGGAAAAAGACCATTTTGCAAATGCTTTAACTGCGAAAAAAGCACCTTTAAATTATTATGAAGATATCTTGGTGTTTAGTAAAAGGAATGATAAATGGGATAGGGACGATAAAAGCGAATTAAGAGAGTATTTTTACAACATACTAAACAAGTATGGAGAAAATAAAATATTTGAATTAATTAAAAAAGAGGGTAGATATAAAGACGATAGAAGTGTAAAAGCACATTTAGCAATTAAGTTTGGAAATAATAATACAAGATTTGACTTAATGGATGAAAAACTATTTACTTTTTTAGCTGATAATGGTATTGAGTTTTTAAAGAGTTACGCTGAATTAAAAAAAACTTACTTAAACCACAGGGGAAAATTAAAGCAAGAATTAAATGAAAAATATCCAAGCACCTTTAACCTATGGGAGGGTAACAAATACAAAAGCAATATTTTAAAATACAAAAAGGATTATGACGGACACCACCCAACTCAAAAACCTGTATTATTATTAGAAGATTTAATTAAAACATTTAGCAATGAAAATGATTTGGTGGTTGATTTAACAATGGGCAGCGGTTCAACAGGTGTTGCTTGTTGTAATACCAATAGAGATTTTATAGGAATTGAATTAGACAAAGACTATTTTAAAATAGCAGAACAAAGAATAAAAAACGAATTATAAACTTTTATATTTATTAGTAATGAAAGAGGTTAAATTAATAATACCTGATAGGTGGTCTGACATAACAATAGAAACCTATCAAAAATATGTAGAAATACAGGAAGGTAAAGGAAGCGAGAAAAACAAGGTTATAAAGAGTTTAGCGTTACTATGTAGCACTACACCCTTTGTTGTAAAGAAAATGGCTTACAAGGACTTATTGGAGATAATGAGCATAATTAAAACAATGATTGATACAGAACCAGACAAAGAAGAATTTAGAAAGATGTTTATATTTAAAAAGGAAAAATATGGTTTTGTTCCTAATCTTTCAGGAATAACAACAGGCGAATACATAGATCTTGAAACATATTGCAAGAATCCTATTGAAAACCTACATACTATTATGTCTATATTATATAGAAAAATAACATTTGAAAGAAACGAAAGATACGCAATAGAAAGCTACAATCCAGACGAATTTAAAGAAGAATTATTTAAAGATTGTCCAATGGATATAGCATTAAGTAGCTTAGGTTTTTTTTTGACTTTAGGCGAAAGATTGGCGATGACTTCGCACAACTTTTTGAAAGCACAGGAAATGAAACAACAAAAGGTGTAAGTATGCAGAGCAAATGGGGTTGGTATAATATATTATATTCCTTAGCTGATAACATCTTAGACATTGAAAAAATAACCAGAATACCGATCTTAGAAACGCTAACATATTTAGCATATACACAAGATCACAATAACAAACAAAGAAACAATTATGATAACATTTAGAAATGTCGTTGGATATTTAGAAACAATAGCAGAAAAACATTTTGAGATTAACAGCTTTCATTCTGGACAATTAGATGAAGTTGATCTTAACAAACTTGGTGCAACTGATTATATTATACTATATGCAGAACCTGGAACAGTTATTGTGGACAGGGGCGTTTTAACTTATAACTTTTCTATTTATGTAATGGATATGATTAATGAAGAAGTTGGCGATGATCCCAATAGGCAACGTGTTGGTCGAGTAGATACCTATTCACAAACGCTCAATATTATTCAAGACGTTATTAATGAATTTCATCAAAACTTGCACCCAGATTTAAGTTGGGTTAATAGTGACGTTGTTTTGAGCTTACCTATTAATGCTGAACCATTTACAGCTAGATTTGATAATACGTTAACAGGTTGGACAGCTACTTTAAATGTTCAAGTTTCTAACCAAAACAATCTATGTATATCACCAATAGACCCTAACGATTAATGCAGTTTACTAACACCATACAATCAATGCAGAAACTTGGTAGCAATGTTGTCAAGGAAGGAAAGTCTATTCTAAAAAAGAAGAAAAAAGCAGACGGAACACTATACAACGATTTTGATTATTTGGTAACAGCATCAGATTCTTCTGTAACATTAGAATTTGAATTTGGTGGTGCTGAGGATTATTGGGCGTTTGTTGATGAAGGCGTAAAAGGTGCAGGTGGTTACAAAGGAAGTGGAAAAATGCGAGGGCAAGGCAGCCCGTTTAGATTTGGTAGTGGAAAGTCTAAAGGAACTTGGGCTAAATTTACAAGCGCTATACAAATATGGATTAAAAAAAAAGGAATAAAAGGGAGAGTAAATAGCAATTGGAAAGGCGCAGGGAATAAAGGGGGGCAATTTATAACAAATAAAAGTTTAGGTTTTTTAATTCAAAGAGCAATATACCAAAGAGGGTTAACAAGAACGCAATTTTTTAGCAAACCATTCACACAAGAATTAAATAAACAAACAGATAAAATAACAGAAGCATTCGCTAATGACTTAGAAGCAGCATTAGATGAATCATTAAAAGAATAGATTATGGCGATGAGTTTAACAATTGAGCAAGAACCTGTAAACACCGCAGACAAAGTGCCTGTAATAACCAATTGGACACCTATGATTGGTTATATGATTTTGAATGATGAAATTGATGGCTTGTTTTATTTTAAATTGATATTAGAAGTTAGAATAGACGATGGTTCTGGAACGCTACTTGCAAAAATAAAACAAAGAAGAAATGGTTATGGTGCAGACATAACAGGCGATAAAGCAAGGGCATTTTTTGATTTAAGAGATATTGTAAATTCTCAATTAGTAGATACTGTATTCGACCAAAACCAGACAGGCGTTCCATTTGAAACAATACACAAGATAGGTGTTAATGTTCCTGCCGAACCTTTCAGTTTTAATGGTGACAACAGAACAGATGAAACACAAGTTCAAACAATATATGTAAAAGGCTATCAAGAATATAGTGATGGCGAATCCGTTATACCTACTGAAGACACAACACCAAGTGTTAATGACACCCTCGTTTATATGGGTGCATCGTTACCATTAATGACTGCTAGAGATGATGATTCTGATTATATACAAGGAACAGCATTTCAAGCATATCAAGCGAGTAATGCTGCAGACTTATTTTTAAGCGATGTAAAAGATGGGTCTGGTGATTATAACATTTCAGGCAGGGTTAATTATATTCAAGATACAGACTATCATACAATTGCATTCTTAAATGATTACACTAATTTTACAAGTGATTTAGATTACATTCAAATTGCATATTACAATTCTAGTAACGTGCTTATTAATGACGCTGAATATATTGCGAACATAACAGCGAATGGTGGAATACCGCCTAATGACGGAAGTTTAACTGATGCAGGGCGTTTATTGTATTTTGGTTGTGGTGCAGGTAACCTAGAAGCACAAAGCGACAACACAGATGCAAGACCATCAAATAATTCAGGGTGGGCGTATTATACAATTAGAGGAACAAGCACAACAAATGTTGATCCAACAGCAGCAACCTTTGAAACTACACCTTATTATTTCATAAAACAAGACGGAAGTTGTAAGGGTTTTAATGTTAGAAGATTGGCGTGGCGTAATAGTCTTGGTTGTTATGATTACTTCAATTTTAAAATGAAGTCAACGCAAACAATTGAAGTAACTAGAAATAATTATAGTTCTATAATGGGTCGTTTTAATGCTTCTAAATGGTATTACAACAATACGATGCGAGGGAAGAAAACAAGACAAACAACAGCGATATTAAAAGAAACATTGAACACAGATTGGATCACAGAAGATCAAGCGTATTTGATGGAAAAGCTAATAATGTCAACAGACGTTTATATTGTTGAAAATGAAGACACAGAATTTACACAGGGCGTTATGATTACCGATTCGTCTATTGTTAAAAAAACTAGGGCAAATGATAAGATGATTCAATACACAATCAAAATAGAATATGCAAATCCTATTAACACAAACTCTTAATGAATACAAGATTAGTAGCATATCGAAAAGCAACAAGTTCTGCAACGTCTGATACAACCTATCAATTAGACTTGCAAGAAGAACCGAACATTCCTTTAAATTATCAATTCTCAGACATCAAAGAACCAGAAACAAGAAAAGGTAGCTATTCACAAACATTCAAATTACCGTTCACAAAAAACAATAATCAGTTCTTTGAAAATTGGTATAATGTAAATTTAGAAACTTTAGTTTTTAACACAAGAACAAAATTTGATGCAGTTCTTTATGTGGGTGCAGTTCCACAATTTGAAGGAACATTACAATTAAAATCAGTATATCAAAAGGCAAAAGTTTATGAAGTTGTTTTATTGTCTAACACCACCACCCTGTTTAGCATAATAGGAAACAAAAGACTTAGAGATGTTTTTAGAAATAATGATGGTTCTTATACGGACTATTACAATTATGAATATACATATACAAACTATTATGACAACACACTATACAGATCTTGGGGTTCTGGTATTCAAAATGCGGCGGGTGATTATCTATATGATAGTGACATTGGCATTGGTCAAATAATATATCCATTTAGTATTACTGAACAGAATTTCTATTATGATGGCTCAGAAGAAAGATTTTTAAACATGGATCAGACCGCGACCGATGCAATAGTAGATGATGAAGAAAGTGGTGGCGTAGAGGCAGCGTGGTCAAAAGCTGTTAATTTTAGTCAATTCAAACCTGCAATACAATTAAGAACTCTATTCAGATTAATATTTGCACGGGCGGGGTTTACCTATACATCTGATTTTATAGATGGTAATGGTGATTATTCAGATAAGTTTTTTGGGAAGCTATTTATGACCTTAGCTAATTATACGGGGCTTTCTGTTGCACCAACAGTAAATACAAGTGCTGCATCTAGTGGTTTCTTTCTCGCAGGAAATGATGACTACTGGGGTATTTTTACTGACGAATTAAATAATTCTTCATCTTCTAATCAGGTAACAATAGTAGACGTTGTAGTTCCTGCTAATTCTACAACTGCTATTGGTGATTGTGACCAATTCACAGATGAAGATAATATATGGAATACAGCCAACAATTACTTCACCAAAGCTGATACATCTATGACACAAGTTAAAGTGAATCACAGATATCTATTTAGGAATGTTCAGAGTGCGTGGGAGAGTAGCGACAATGTTATTAGGTTAGATTATAGACTTGTTTACTGGGACACCACATTAAATCAATCAACAGGTGTAACTGTGGAGGGCAGCGAAGCGATACAATGGTGTCCTTTGGAGTTAAATCTTGATTTTAATTGTAATGTATTAGAGGGCGAAAACTTTTTAAATACTTATTTAGATATGACAGCTATGGCGCCAGGAACGTCAGCACAAATACTAATAGATGTTTGGGGGCCAGTTTACGAAATAAATCAGGATGCTATTTGTCAAACTGCTTTTCAATTAGGACACGATGCATCTACTGCTTGTGGAACATTATATAGTCAAGTTGAGATTAATTGGGCAGGGTTTTCAAATAATATATATGGTGGAACAATAGACATCCCCGCCTGTATTGACCCTGACATTACACAAAATGGATTTTTAAAAGACATCATTCAAAGGTTTAATTTAGTTATTTTAACAAACCCTAATGACGCATCTAATTTATTAATTGAACCATATAATGATTTTATTGCTAGTGGCGAATTGAAAGATTGGACTAACAAATTAGACACCTCAAAAGAAGTCATTATTAAAGATACAACAAGCATACAAAAAAAGACAATTAACTTATCAGACTTAGAAGATAAGGATTTGTATAATAAATCCATAAAAGAAAATTATCCTAACGCTAATGTGTTTGGTCACATTAGAATTGATAATTTTAATAATGAATTTGCATCTGGCGAATTAAAGAATGACGCTATTTTTTCACCCTTTATAAATAGTCAAGTTTTTAGAAATGAAGATGAACAAGGTGGAACATTCCTTCCTAATCTAACTGTGCAATATGATTTCACCTATAACCGAACAAGTGCAACATTGGTGGAAAATAAAGCAACAGAAACAAAACCAAAACTTTTTTATTATAGTGGAACAAGAACACAAATTCTAAATACTAATGGTGAACAAATATCCATATATGTTCATAGAGCAGATGCCGATTCTGTGACTGCTATGAATTTTAAACATTACGCACTTTGCAGTCCTTTTGATTTAACAGCAACAACAACATCAACTTTAACACAAAGCAATCAATCTGTATATTGGAACGCTACACCACCAATCGTTGGAAATTTAAGTGTTTTTAATTATGATATTAATTTTGGTAGTTGGTTCAACAACACACTTTACGGGAAGTATTGGAAACCATATTTAGACAACATCTATTCTGATCAAGCTCGAATAATGGAATGCAATCTAAATCTAACAGAAGTTGATGTTTTCAATTTTAGCTTTGCTGACGAATATTTTATAAAAGAGGCATATTGGCGAATACTAAAAATCTCTAATTATCAAGTCGGTGGAAAAGCGTCAACAAAAGTTACGTTAATAAAATCACTAGACACAAGACTAGGGTGCAACAATTGTAACGATGTTATTGGTGAATTAAATAATGGTTCAAACAATTTGGGTAACTATTGGGTTTGGTGTCCTGAAGATGACCCAGACTGCACACCCTCAATAACAGGAACAGCATTAGGTCTGTTTACATCTCCCGAATGTTGCACTTGCAATGGTGGTATAGTAAATACCAATTCAGAACAAGATTCTAATCCTGGAGAGTATATGTGTTACGCTAATTCGGGTAGTTTGCCCTTAACGATGCAAAGCATATTTGGAAATACTGCACTATTTATGCATGGTCAATTAAAATCAATTATAAGTGGAAAATTGGGTGGAACAAACAGACCATTAATAACAGGCGTTGACACTAATAAATATGCTACCAAGATTTTAAATTATTATGGAGATGATATAGTAATAAAATACAGACCTAAGGCTTCAAAAATACCACAATACAGAGGTGAATCGCATAGAATGGTATTAGCAGGTCAAACGCACGGAAACACGCTTGGTTACGCATATCCTAGCGGTGATCAGTATGCAAAACCTTTATATGTTCCAGACAATTCAAATATCGTTATTAGAGTAAAAGGATCAGCAACAGTTGTTGGTGGAACAAGTGCCACATATACACTAGGAACAACTGATGCGTTTGCATCTTTTACAGCCTTTGTTATAAGAGGTGCAACAAAAACACAATTAGGTGCAGTAGGTGGTGAAGTAGAATTTCAACTAAGGGAGGGGGCAAATCCTGTTACTTGCACACTTAACATAGGTATAGATTCTGGTGGCGTTTTAAATTTTGGATTACAAGATAGTCAAACAGACACCATAAGATTGTGGACGCTAACAGCAGAAATTGAGGTAACCGAAATTAGTAACATGGTATTAGGTTATAATGAAGACTGGGCGATATATCAAAATGCAAAATATATAGACTTTCAAAATTTAGACAGATTAATATGGAATTAAAAAAATACATAAAAAGCATAGCAAAGGTAATAATACCAAGCATAGATCATTTACAATTAATGGAACACAAAGATAAAAATCTTGACTTTGCTTATGGAATGCAAGAATACCGCACAAGTGTTAAAGGAATTTTTAATCAATTTAAAAGAAAACTATTAAGATAATATGTCACAAAAAAGAACAATAAAATTAGATCTGGACGCTAAAGACGTTATAAAAAAACTTGAAGGCATCGAAAAGGAATTAGGAGAGGTTAAAGAGGGCGTAAAAGATGGAACAAAGGAAATGGGAAAGCTTGGTCAGTCCGCAAATCTCACAGCAAAAGGAATGACAACCTTAGCAGGTGGAATTGGTGTTGTTGCAATAGCATTAAAGGCGTTAGCAATTTCTACTATCTATGCAGCGTTTGACACCTTTTATAACATATTGCAACAAAATCAAAGAGTGTTAGATGCAACAAATAAAGCGTTTGAAACTATGAGCATATTTACAAGGTCATTGATTAATGATATGCTTGATTTTACAACTAAAGGAATAGCAAAAGACTTCTTTGACCAATTTGAAAAAGCTGTTCCCATCCTAAGAAAAACAGTCGACAGCATTACCAATATGAGTTCTAAGCTAAGAGTGTTAAAAACAGGCTTTCAACTTTTTAATAATATATTCGGATTAACAGACAGAATTGAAGATGCAAAAGAATTAGCAGATGAAATTGTTAATTTAAGAAATCAAGTAATGTTAGCAGAAGCAGAACAAAGGCTTTTGCAATTAACATACCAAAAAGAAGCAGAGATACAAAGACAAATTAGAGATGACATAAGAAAAACGCCAGAAGAAAGAAAAAAAGCAAATGAAAGATTAGGCGAAATATTAGGACAACAATTGCAAGATGAAAAGGTATTAGCGAATGAAAGATTAAGATTAGCTAATTTAGTTTTAAGCACAGATGAAAAAAATATACAATTTCAAGTAGAAAGAACAAACGCATTAACAGAATTAGCTGATCTTGAAGAAAGAATTACAGGTCAAAGATCAGAACAGAAAGTAAATGAAGCGTCATTAGATCAAGAAATTCACGAACAAAGAAAGAATGATCGATTAAGCATGATCGATTTGGATCATAAACAGATAGAGTCTGGAGAAGAGTTGCTAGACGCTAAAATGAAGCAAAATCTTGAACTGCTTAACAATCAAAAGTTAACTTCTGATGCAATGACTGAGATTGTTGAATTAGAATCACAAGCGAAAAGAGATATTATCGCAAATTCTATGCAACAAATATCAGATTCTATGGCTGAGGGATCAAAGACAAGTAAGGCGTTAGCGATAGGCGCAACTCTGATTAACACATATTCGGCAGCTGCAAACGCCTTAGCCCCTGTTCCTGCTGGTGGGGCAGGACCTATTTGGGGTATTCCAATTGCGGCCGCCGCTGTTGTATCAGGGTTAGCGAATGTTGCTAAAATTAGAGGAACGCAACTTCCTGGCGTTACTGATGATGGTGGTGGTGGTCCAGACCCTTCTATTCCTGTTACAGGTGGAATTAGTGGAATGATACCAAACTTAGAAAATATATCACCAACAGGAAATGGAGAAATGCAACCTGTTCAAGCGTTTGTAGTTGAAAACGATATTTCTAATGCACAAGCGTTGCAAGAAGAGTTGGATATTCAAGCTACATTATAAACAAAATTAAGAACTTTATATTTATAGATGATATGGCTAAAAAGAAAAAACTAATTGAATTAATAATAGATGAAGCAGCAGAAATGTTTGGCGTTGATGCAATTTCTGTTGTTAAATTTCCTGCAATAGAAGAAAACTTTGTTTTTTTTAATAATGACTTTTTAAGTCTTGCAAAAATAGATGAAGAACAAAAGCAATTAATTGGCGCAGTTTTAATTCCAGAAAAACGTATACCAAGATTAAACAAAGAAACGAATGAAGAATACGAAGTCTTTTTCACTAAGGAAACTATAAGACAGGCACAGAAGCTATTTATGTTGAATCTAAGGAACAATAACCACACCCTAGAACACAAAGAGCCTTTACAGGGTTTGACTGTCGTGGAATCGTGGATTAAAGAAAATAAGAAATATGACAAATCAAACATGTATGGCTTTAATAATATGCCTGTTGGAACTTGGTTTGTTCAAGTAAGTGCAGAAAACAATCCTGAAATATGGGAAAAGATAAAGAATAAAGAAGTGAGGGGCTTTTCAATCGAGGGCTACTTTACTGATAAATTAATTGAAGCATCAAAGGAAATGGATATACTAGACGAAGTCTGTGAAGACTGCCCAGACGAATTTATGTTAGGCAAAATCAAAGAAGTTATTTTAGCTAATGAATTAAACCCTGTTGGTAGTTTAGATGGCGAACCATTATTCAGAAACAAAGAAGAAGCTGAAATATATGCTGAAATGTTTAAAGGATCTGCAGGTTCACATATCCATAAAGTAGATGGCGTAAAATTATATATGCCTTGCGCTGACTATTCAATAGCAACAATGAAACAAGAACATTCTGAAACAGGAAAACGAACATACAAAAAAAAATACAAGATGTTAGAATATGTTGCTTATGCTAAACGTAAAGCTATGCTAAAGTATTCTTGGGACGATTGTATGCGTGACCAAATAAAAGAATATGGAAATAAAGAAACTGCAGCAAAGGTCTGTGCTGCTATCAAAAATAGAACAGTCAGGCGATAAGAAATAAACAATACTAAACCTTTTATATATATTAATGTTATGGGAACTATCGAAAAAATTTTAAATATCTTAAAAATGAAAAACGAACCACAATCTTATTCTGTAAAATTTTATGCAGAAATGAAACTTGATGACGGACGTGTCGTTGCAACAGAAGACGAACAATTTATGATCGGATCAAAAGTATTTGCTGTTAGTGATGATGGAAATGCAGAAGCATTAGAAGCAGGAAGCTATACAATGGAAAACGGAAATAAATTAACAGTTGGAGAAAATTCTGAAATTTTAGACTTAGGCGAAGAAAAAGAAGCAGAGGACGTAGAAGCGTCAGAAGAAGAAATGTCTGAGGAAACAGAGGTAAAAGAAGAATTAGCAGAAGATGACGAAGCGGATGTTGAAGACTGGGCAGGAATGGAAAAGCGAATAAAAAATCTTGAAGACGCTGTTGCTGATTTAAAAGCAGATAAAGTAGAAGCATCTGCTGAATTATCAGAAGAAGATGAAGAAGAAGAAAAGACAGAAATGTCTAAAGAGGTTATGGGTGAACTTATAACACAAATAGAAGAATTAAAGGGAAAAATAGTTGAATTAAGTGGCGAACCTGCTGATGAAGGAATTACGTATTCACCAGAAGGAACTAACGCAACAACAACTATGGATTTAAGAAAACTGTCTATTGATGAAAGGACAGCGTATTACATTAATAATAAATAAATAATAAAAAAATGGCGAATAAAATTCAATTATCAAAAAAGAGAGAATTTGACATAACTATTACTGGTGATACATACGCTGGTGTTCACGCTCTCCCATACGTCACGGCAGCATTACGTTCGCCAGATACGGTGGCTAAAGGTTATGTAAGAACATTAGATGGTTTAACAAAAAGTGCAGTTATCAATAATATTGCTTCAAGCAATCCTATTGTCGCTGCTGCTTGTGCTTTTTCAAGTGAAAATAGCGTTTCTTCAACTGAGCAAGTTTTAACTTTAACTGACCTTAAAGTAAATGAAGAAATTTGTAGAGGAACTGTTTTTCCAACTTGGCTTGGTCAAGGAATGGATAGAAACGGAAACCTACCAAACGAATTTTCTGACTTCTTATTAAAAGTAGTTGCAGCAAAAGCTGCTGCTCAATTAGAGATCGGAATATGGCAAGGTTCTTCACCTTTCGGAACAGGGTTTTTATCTGACGATGGAACACAAGACGAAACGGGTGCTGATGCAAGTGCATTAAAAGACTTTACTGAAGTTGATTTTGCAGATGCGTTAGCTGCTGGTGACATATTAACAGATATAGCTTCGGTATATAATGCTGCTGCATCTGATATTTCAGGCATATTAACAAAACCTGGTGCAGGTTTCTATATGAACAATAAAACTTATGGTTTCTATATTCAAGCACTAGCTGCTGCAGGTTCAAATCAAGGTCAAATTTCAGGATTAGGATTTGATTCAAATGCTGATACTGCTACTTACTTTGGCTATCCAATTTACAGGTGTCCAGGAATGTTCAACGATACTATCGTATTTACTTATCCTGAAAACTTAGTATTTGGAACTAACCTTGCAACTGATTGGACTGAAGCACGTTTAATTCCAACATACGAATATGATGGAAGTGATAATGTTAGAGTTACAATGAACTTTGCTGTCGGTGTTCAAACTGCTGTAGCAACAGATGGTGTATATGGTTCAACTGTTTGGAGCTAATAGATACTTTAAATGGGTGGTTGCAATATACCACCCTTTTATTAACTTTTTAATACAATAATAATTATGGCTTGTAATTTAAGTGCTGGGAGATTAGTTGATTGTAAAGATCAAATTGGCGGATTAAAAACCCTCTTTTTCTGTGCAAATTATTCTTCTAATATATCGCAACACATGACAGTTAATGGAACAGACCCGCTACAAATAGATACAGCAGGGTTTACAGGTTGGAGTGCTTACGGAACGCCAACAGGTTCTACAATGACTTTATATAAATATGACTTAAGACCAAATTTAAGTTCTATGACTTGCACCACTAATGGTGACCCAGCAACAGGAACTTCATTTTGGACTCAAGCATTATCCGTAACGCTACAAAAGATTGATCCTGCTACAACAAATCAACTTAAATTAATAACATATAATAGAGTTCAGATTTTTGTTCAAGATAACAACGATAATGTGTTTTTATTAGGCGTTGATAATGGTTGTGATGTAACAGGTGGCACGATTGTTTCTGGCGCAGGGAAGGGAGAATTGACAGGATATACATTAGAGTTTACAGCAGAAGAAAAATTGCCTCTTTTTTCAATCATAAAAACAGCAGGGAGTGGAACAGATTATCCCTTCGACCAATTAGGTGATGCAGATAGTGAATTAACAATAGTGTCTGGAACTTAATTGCTACTCAATACAAAAGAAGAAAGGGGTTTTATTGCCCCTTTTTTTATTTAAAAAAAACAAATAACATATATTTATATTTATAGTAAAACGCTATGACTTGGAATGTAAAAAAAGAATATGAAGGGAAAAGTGTTCCTAATTGTGCTTACCCATTAAATGATTTAACGCAAAAGCAAATTAAAAAATTAGGATCAAGTGTTCGAAATTCATATTTTGTAGAAGAAAAACAAAAAAAGAAAAAGAAAGATGATAAAAGAGATGTATAAAAATAGTCCAATTTTAGGCGTTATAAAACCATATCTTTCAATGAGTGATTCTGAGATTGAAGCATTAAGTAATAAAGAAAAAGAGTTATTAAATTATTATAATAACACTATATGTATCAAGTAAAATTATATGACAATTCACCCACTACTTTTATATTTTCAGGATTCTTTGCTGATATAAAAGATAAAATGACAACCGCTATTACTAAAACGGGAGCTGGTGTTATTACAAATCCACATTTTTTACTAGAATGGAAAAGTCAACTAACAGGAAAAATAAAAAGATACAATCCATGGACTGTATATGCTGACGTGAGTTATAAAGATGTTAGTAATAGATATTTATCTGTGTTCACTAAGGTTTCACTTACAGAATCAGATGATGTAGCAAATGGTTTAATAAAGGTTGGCACAACTGACATTCCTTATGGGTTCTATGATTTTAAAATATATGAAATGTCTAGTGCTGCTGACTACAATCCTGATAATGCGATTGGAACACTATGGACAGGTCTAATGAATTTATCACAAATAGGCGACTACAAACAATCGGTAGATTATACAGAATACACAACTAACGATTCTGACACAGAAAGCGTTTATATAACAATTTAAATTATGAATTTAAACTTAGTAAAATTATCACATTATAATATACCACATTTAGTGGAAAAAGCTAACCAAGAATGGATCAGTTTCGGTGAAGACAATCTTTATCCAAACTATTTGTTAGACTTGTTCTTAGGTAGTGCTATCAATGGTGCATTGGTTAAATCAATCGGTGCAATGATCTATGGCGAAGGATTAGAAGCTACTAATGTTGACGAATCAATAGACACAAAAGAATCTTATTTGCGATTAACGGAATTATTGCACAATTCTGATGATGATGTCTTAAAAGACCTAGCAATGGATTTAAAGCTATTTGGTGGGTGTTATGTCAACGTGATATGGTCAAGGGACAGAAGCAAGATCGCTAAAATAAAACATATACCTGCACAATATATAAGATCAGGTAAAATGATTGATGGCGAAGTTGAACACTATTATTACTCTGCTGATTGGTCTAAATGTAAAAAATCAGAATATAAACCACGAGCTTACAAAGCATTTGACACAGAGGATAGAACACAAGCTAGTCAAATATTAATGATTAGAGATAAAAACCCTGCATTATTTTATGGTTTTGCACCTGATTATGTAGCAGCAACAGATTGGATTCAAATGGAATTAGAGATAGCACAGTTTCATTTATCTAATATCACATCTGGAATGACACCTTCAATGCACGTTGGATTCTCGAATGGTATTCCAACAGATGAAGAAAGAAGAACTATCGAAAGACAATTAAATCAAAAATTTGCAGGAACAGGAAATGCAGGTAAAATCTTAATCACATTTAATGACGGAAAAGAAACTGCACCAATTATTGAACCTATTCAAATGAATGATGCACAGAGTGCTTGGGTTGAAATGTCTAAACAATCTGTTTCACAAATTTTAGCAGGTCATAGAGTTACGTCACCAATTTTATTTGGAATACGAGCAGAGGGTGGCGGACTCGGTAATAATGCAGATGAATTGCGTGATGCTTATAGTTTATTTAACAATACAGTTATAATTCCATTCCAATCAACGCTTTTAAAGGGTTTAGACAAGATATTTAGAGTTAATGATATAAACCTTGATCTATACTTTAAAACGCTTAAACCTGCTGATTTTATTGATCTTGAAGTTACTAAAACACAATCAGAAGAAGATCAAGAAAAAGAGGGTGTTACAAAAGAAGATATTGATTCTGACGATTTTGTTGAAATGTCTGATGATGATTTAAATATAATATTTGAAGAATTACAAGGCGAACAAATAGACGATGAAGTCTGGGAAATAGTGGATGAACAAGACGAAGGATTGATTGAAGATTATGATGATTGGGCTAAAAAACTAATCAAAGAAAACAAGGAAAAGTTTGCAGATGAAATAAGAAGCAAAGAAGACCAACCAAGTCAATTAGATAAGTCTTATTATAGAGTAAGGTTTAAGTATATTAAAAAGAGTAGAAAACCAAGTAAGTCAACAAGGACATTCTGCAAAAATATGATGCGATTAGCTAAATCTGGTTTTGTTTATAGATTAGAAGATATAGACAAAGCAAGTCGTGAAGGTGTAAACAAACAATTAGGACACAAAGGACGTGCTTATGATTTATTTCGTTTTAAAGGTGGTGTCTATTGCAGACACGCTTGGAAAGTAATTCTATATAGACTAAAAGATGGAACGGAATTAAGAGATGCAGAAAGCATGGACGATTACAAAAAGACTGATAGCATACCTAAATCATACACACCAAAACCAAGAGGAATAAAAGATGCAGTAATAGCACCTGAGAATATGCCGAATCACGGACACTACCCAGGCGTAAAATAAAATAAAACTATGGCGATACAACATACATTATACATAAGTTCAACACGATTAAAAAAAGATTCAGCTATTGGCGGTTCAGTAGATGACAATCTAATCATGCCTTATATCCTATTAGCTCAAGATATGCACATACTTCCGATATTAGGAACTGACCTTGATGCTAAATTAAAATCAGATATTCAAGGAAGCAGTTTAACGGGTGCTTACAAGACACTTGTTGAAACATATTTGCAACCCGCATTAGTTCAATTTGCATTTACGCAATTAATTCCGTATTTGCGACTTCGCTTCACAAATTCCGCAGTTGTGGTCATGGGTGCAACAGATCAATCTTCTAGTGCAACTTATGACGATTTAAAACCTGTCATGGACACAGCAACCGATGCAGCTGAATTTTACCGCCAGAGAATGATTGACTACTTAAGAAATAATTCAAGCTCTTTTCCTGAATATTCAAGCAATACGGGTTCAGACCTTGATCCAACAACGAATAACTATTTTGCAGGTATTAATTTAGAATCAACAGCAACGCGAAGCAATAGATTGAAAAACTATTTACAAGGTGCAGGAATCACTATATATGGCTGTTAAAAGAAAAGAATATTCTCCAAGCAAGGAGAATTTTAAGAAACTTAAAAACTATATTAAAAAATTAAATTATGGCTGGACAAAGATTAACCGACAAAACAGCACTAGAAGA